GAAACGGGTAAAGTAGCAACAACTGCACGAACTGATGGCCAGACGGTGCAGCAACACAGAGGTGACCGAGATGAGAGCAATCATAAAAGCAGCATTCAAGATTCGTCAGTTGCACCAGACACTCTTGAACATCAGCGATGACGATGGCAAGGAGATTGAGGATTACACAGATTACGAGATCGTCAATGAAGCCAAGTACGTTCTGTCAACGTATTTCGAGAGCGGCCATATCAACAACGATGAACTCAACGGTGAATATGGTGCAGCTGAGGAACGCCTTGCAATGCAGGACGTTCGCAAGTTGAAAGTTCTCATCGCCAAGTACGAAATGATTTGAAAAGCCTGAATAAACCGAACCGGGGGCCTCGGCCCCCACCAAGGAGTTAGAGATGGACGATAAAGATTACCAAGACCCGCTCTGGGTCACTGCGATTGTGTCGCTGCTGGTTGGCGTTGCCGCTGGCGCTTGCTTGTTCTACGGCCTTTCAGGAGGCATCTGATGGCTATTCAACTTAAACGGACCAAGGAAGCAACCGCCCAGGCGGTCAAGCTTCTTGTTTACGGTCAGGCTGGTGCCGGCAAGACCAGCTTAATCCCAACGCTTCCCACGCCGGTCATCCTGAGCGCCGAGGGTGGCTTGCTCTCGATTGCCGATACCAACCTGCCGTTCATTGAGATCACTAGCATGGATGATCTTAGGGAGGCGTACAAGTGGTTGAACGGCAGCGCCGAGGCTAAGGAGTTCCAATCGGTTGCGTTAGACAGCATCTCGGAGATTGCCGAGGTGGTTCTCAACACCGAGAAGAAGGTCAACAAGGATCCCCGCGCAGCTTACGGTGCGATGCAGGAGCAGATGGCAGACATTATCCGAGGCTTCCGTGACCTGCCCGGAAAGCACGTCTACATGAGTGCCAAGCTGGAAAAAACTCAAGATGAGATGGGCCGGGTGCTGTACGCCCCCTCGATGCCGGGTAACAAGACCGGTCAGAGCCTGCCGTACTTTTTTGATGAAGTACTGGCTTTGCGAGTAGAGAAAGATTCTGACGGCAACACCCGACGCGCATTGCTGACGGACGGTGATGGTCTGTGGCTGGCTAAGGATCGGTCCGGGAAACTGGAAGTCTGGGAAGACGCTGATCTTGGCGAGATTATCAAGAAGATCGGAGGTGTGGCATGACCTCAATATTTGATGACGTGACCATAGACGATCTGGCAGACCGTTGGATCGTTTACAAGGAAACAGAGAAGATTGCGGTTGAAAAACGCCGCGAGATTGAAGACCAGATTGCCTGCCGGTTGAACTTCCCCGAAACGTTTGAAGGTACGGAGAACGTGACTGCCGTGGGTTCGCCCTACGCAATCAAGATTGAAGGCCGCATCAACCGGACGGTCAACGCAGAGAAATTGATTGCCATTGCTGACGAAGAGGGGTTGGAGACACAAATCTCTGCGCTTTTTCGCTGGAAGCCTGAAATCAACATGACTGCCTGGAAAGCCGCAGACCAGTCAATTACCAAACCTTTGTCCAAGGCGATCACCGCCAAGGCTGGGCGTCCCTCGTTCACAATCACAAGGAAAGATTGAAATGCTGTTAGATGAAACTTTTGACGTTGCCGCGCTCCCCGTATCAGACCGCAACTTTGAGCCGCTGCCTGCCGGCTGGTATGACGCAACGATTAGCAACGCTGAGATTATGGCGACCAAGATGGGTACTGGTAAATACATTAAGGTGCGCTACGACATCAACGGCCCAACGCATCAGGGGCGCGTGGTTTTTGGCAACCTGAATGTGCGCAACCCGAACCCGAAGGCCGAGGAGATTGGCCGGCAGCAGTTGGGCGAGATCATGCGGGCGATTGGCCTGACCAGCTTAAAGGATACAGACCAGATGATCGGCGGCAACCTGTCGATCAAACTGGACATCCGAATCTCTGAGCAGTACGGCAACAGCAACGAAGTGAAGGCGTTCCGCGCAACGAATGGCGGGTCTGCGCCTGCACCAAAACCTGCCGCTGCCGCCACCAACGCCAAGGCTTCGCCGCCTTGGATTAAGAAGTAAACAGGCAAAAAAATGCCCCGGCATTGCGCCGGGGCAAATATCCAACCCGAGGAGAGGAGACAGCACGTGAAAATTCCTGACGCCCAATATAGCATCGCCGAACAGATTGACCAATACCATACGTCAAAGCCGGATAAGCCTAGGGGTCACTTGGGTGCCAGCCAACTTGGTCACAGTTGTGATCGCTGGTTGTGGTTGTCGTTCCGGTGGGCGGTGGTTTCGCAGTTTGAAGGCCGGGTGCTGCGAATGTTTCGCCGTGGTCAGAACGAAGAAGCCACGATCAAGGCCGATCTGCAAGCAATCGGTGTCCAATTCAAGCCAGGGGTAGCGCAAGAGCGCGTGGACTTTGGTTGCCACATTAGCGGGAGCATAGATGACATCGCAATCTCTGGGGTGCCGGGAGCGCCATCAAAAAAACACGTTTGTGAATACAAGACACACAACAAAAAATCGTTTGAACAGGTCGAAGACAAAGGTGTGGAGCGTGCAAAATTTGATCACTTTGTGCAAATGCAGTCTTATATGCATGGCACTGGTATTGATCGCGCTTTGTATGTTGCTATCTGCAAGGATGACGACCGCATCTACACAGAGCGAGTTGAGTACGACAAAGGCGTTGCCGAGAACGCAATCGCCCGTGGTAAGCGCATCGCGTTGTCAGACCGGATGCCAGAACCACTGAGCGTTGACCCCAGTTGGTATCAGTGCAAGTGGTGCCCGGCGCATGAGTTTTGTCACGGTGACCGTCTGACCAAAGAGGTCAACTGCCGCACCTGCGCCCACAGTACGGCCACCGAAGACTCCAAGTGGATCTGCGAACGCCACGCAGGTAATGAGATTCCCGTGGAATGGCAGCGTGAGGGTTGCGACAGTCACGTCTTGCACCCTGACATGGTGCCGTGGCAGCGCAAGGAGGCCGGCGACCAGTGGCAGACGATCTACGTCATCAAGGGCAAAGACGTTGTGAACGGTGAGCCAGGAGACGGGGTGTTTGGGTCTAAGGAGTTGGTAGCTAACGCTGAAGCCTGCGCAGAGGCTGACGAAGGCATGGTTGAGTTTCGTAAGACGTTTGATGGACGGGTAACGGGATGATCCTGCGTGACTACCAGCAGCGGGCCATAGACGACCTGTACAACTGGTTTTTGGCCGGTTACGAAGGCAACCCCTGTCTGGTGCTGCCCACCGGGTCAGGTAAGAGCCACATCGTTGCTGCGCTTTGCAAGGATGCAATCACCAAGTGGCCGGAAACGCGGGTGTTGATGCTTACCCACGTTAAGGAACTAATTGAGCAGAACGCCGAGAAGATGTACACACATTGGCCGGACGCACCGCTTGGGATCTATAGCGCAGGTATAGGGCGGCGTGAGTTGCACCAGCCTATTACGTTTGCCGGAATACAGTCGGTGCGCAATAAGGCAGCGCAGATTGATCACATTGATCTTGTGATCATTGATGAGTGCCATCTAGTGAACCACAAGGATACGGGCGGCTACCGCAACTTGTTGGGCCAACTCAAGCGTATCAACCCGCACCTGCGGGTAGTGGGCCTAACAGCTACGCCTTATCGCTTGGGCCACGGCATGATCACGGATGAGCCGGCGATCTTTAACGCTTTGATTGAGCCGGTGACGGTTGAAGAGTTGATCTTCAAGAAGCATCTTGCCCCGCTGCGTTCCAAGGTCACGACAACCAAACTGGATACGACTGGCGTTTCCAAGCGCGGTGGCGAGTTTGTGGAAGGCGAGTTGCAGAAGGCGGTCAACACCAAAGACCAGAACGTGCGCGTTGTCAGCGAGGTGATAGCGCTGGCTGAAGATCGGCAGCACTGGTTGTTCTTTTGTACCGGGGTATCGCACGCGGAAAACGTCTGCGAGATCCTAAACTATTGGGGTGTGCCGGCCAAGTGTGTAACCGGCGACACGCCCAAAAAAGAGCGGGAAACAATCATCAATGATTTCAAGGCCGGCAAGATCAAAGCGTTGACAAACGCCAACGTGTTGACCACGGGGTTTGACTACCCAGACATTGACCTGATCGCCATGCTACGCCCAACGATGTCGCCTGGTCTTTATCTTCAGATGGCAGGCCGAGGGATGCGCCCCAAGAGCCACACCGATCACTGCATGGTGTTGGACTTTGCCAAGGTGGTTGCAACGCATGGCCCGATCACTAACGTCCAGCCACCCAGAAAAGGTGGCACAGGCGACGGTGTTGCGCCGGTCAAAGTTTGCAGCAACTGCAATGAGATCTGTGCTTTAGCGGTGCGCGTATGCCCCGCCTGCGGGACGGATTTTCCCGCTGTCGAGGCTAAGAAATTAAAGCTACAGTATGACGACATTATGGGCGACCAAGGGACCGAAATGGCGGTCAGTGAGTGGTCGTGGCGGCGTCACGTTAGCCAGGCTAGCGGGAA